GCAAGTGGCTCTTGATTGATCTCGACTACGTAGTGAAAGGCTCTACCGATAAAGCCTGCGGGGGACGCATGGTTTTCGAGACACATAGGGTACAATAGCGTTTGATTTTCGTTTGCTGCTGTAGCCAAGTCGGCCATAGTGCCGAATACCGGCGCAATGTAAGCACCCGACGGAATGCTGCCTACAAAGAAACCCCAGATTTCTGCGCAATAACTGTCCGCATCTGGCACGTCTATTGCAACCTGAGCACCGATACCGCTTCTCGTATTAGCGGTTAGTGTTCCTCCAGTGGTAAAACCTGCGTGAGCGCTACCGTTACCCTGCAGTGCAGTGGCGTTAATTATTCGCATTGCACTATTTTGGTGAGTGAGTCCAAAGCCGCTAGTGAAATCCGCAGCTGCGATAGCGGCTGTGGCATCAGAGGCAAACACGTGACGAGCGTTTTGAACGCGGTTAATTTTGTTTCCCATTATTGCGCTCCTGCAAAGATGGACATTTTTGGATCAGGAATATGACGAAGAGCCATGACGTTTACTTTTGAGTGGATTTGCCAGTGCCCAAGCTGAGAAGTCTGGAACACATCAGCATAATCATTAGGCTGATGATAATAGATGTTCGCGAAGGTATCATATTGAGTCTTCGAGAAAGGATAGCCGGGTATGTCAATAAATTGCAGATGCACCCGATTAGGGTGCGCCCGATAATGAAGGCCATATGGTTCAAAGAAAGAACCATCAGGCGAAGAAGGGTTTGCTGTTCCAGTGAGCCATTTTCTAGGGTCTTGCTCTACTGGCTTTTGTTCCGCCCACATGGTGGGATCGCCGAGCCAATCTAGACCGGACGGGTTGACCTGGGTGGCAAGCGGGTGGCTTTCGTAAGCGTGCACGAGAGGGAAGCGCAGAAGCGCCATGATCCAGACCGTGCCATGTTCTGGAAAGTATTTTCGCGGAATATTGACGTCACAGCGAGCGACGGTTTTCCCGATGTAGCTTCCGACAGTAGCATCATCTGTTCCGTTGATGTCTTGACCAGACATATTGAAGGTTTCGCGCCAGATCATTTCGGGGCGCTGGTCAGCGTCGATATTGACGCTTGAGCCCCAAATATCAAGGATATCGTTATAGCGTTCGCCGAACCAAGTTCGCTCGATCTCTGATTTATAGCGCGCCTGGACTGCGGCGATGTTGGTAACGTCGATTACGGGAAGACCCTCATCGGTGATCCCGAACACCTCACGGTCATCAGAATTTAGATCGCGATATGTGGTGGAGTTATCTAGCACCATACCTCCCACCAGTGGATGTGGGAGTCGCGCACATAGGCGTCCATAACGGCGATAGTCTTTAGCGTTAGCAGAAGTTCCTGTTGGATATTGTTGGAAGTCAGAGTCAGGAGCGAGAGATGGCACGCGGAAATAGCGGTCGAAGATACGTTGATAACCTTCGATAGTCCAGAGAGGGATGCTTGCGGGAGCTTCATTATACCCCAGAAAGCAGGCGTCTCTGTCGCCTGCATTAAGTGCGAAGCCTGAGAAAGTGACTTGTTCATCGTAGCCCTGCCTGACGAGTTGCACGAAGTCGTCACCATAAATGTGACGGTGAGGAATATAGAAAGCGCAGATATCGACCTGTGTTTCACTGACGACCTCTTTCCTGAAGGGTGAGAGACGAACCATGCCGTCGAGATTAATTTCAAGGCTGTCGCCTGCTACGACCGGAATGGTCGAGATAGTTTGAAGACGACCGATTTTGCCACAAATGTGAGCGTAATGGGTCAGATCGTAAGGAAAACGTGTCATTGTGCTGCCTGGGCGATAGTGGTTGCGAGAGAGACGACCCAGCTAGGAAGATTGTCCATGCTGGAAAGGATTCCGACGAGAGCCAGGAGGCCGATTGCCCAACGTTTTTTGACTTTGTTGGGTCCGTCGAAGATTGTTGGAGTTTCCTTGTTGGGATTTTGGTCTGTCACTGTTTGCTCCTGTGTTGCGACCATAAGAAAGGCGCCCGCTTACGCGGGCGCCTGTTGTTGCGGTGGATTATTTGACGGGCGTTTTTTTGGACGCGGCGTCATTAGCCGTTGTTTGCGGCTGCGGCAGGATTAGCTCAACCTGTGTATTTTGATTTTTAAGGTGAGCTGTTGCTGCCGCTTTGGCCGCTTTTGTAACGGCTGATTTTAGATCGCCGGTCCATTTGAAATGGTAATTTTGCCCGTCGAAAGTGATGGTGATCATACTTGGTAACCACCGCGATAGTAGATTTTTGTGCCGCTGCGGCGGCGGTTTTTAAGAACGCGCATTTTACATTACTCCTGCTGCTGCTTTAAGCCGTTGAGTCATTTTCGCCTCGAATTTTTGACGCACTTCAGTAGAGGCGTCATCTTGAGATAGAAGAATAACGAGAGCGAATAGTTGGGACGGCGTAGATTTGTCTACGGTGGAGGCGACTTGTCCGGCTGCGGCCAGATCGGACGCCTTTGAACCAGTAGTGCCTTGTTCGGCCATCCAGATACATGCGACTTGCCTATTGAGTGGCGCAACGAAGGTAGCAAGAATTGCTGCTACATATTCGGTAGGGACTGCAAAGCGTCCCATTCCGAGAACGTCGATTGTTCCATAGATTAGAGCGTCGAGAGTAGCTACGACGCGACGACGATTTTCACGGGTCCACATTGTGTCGCCGTGAGCGAGTTTATAATCCTCTGGTGTAATTCCGAGGCTATCGAAATCTGCACTTGTATATTGTGCGATAGATTTCATTACTCCGTGTGCGACTGCATAATTGAGGCTTGACATTTTTTCTCCTGTTCAAGCTGTTGGGCGATCCCCTGTCGGGGCCGGGCTTTCGTGAACCGAGCCCGCAAGCGGTCTCGGCCCTTCGGGCTTCAATCCCTATCGCATAGAAAGGGAAGTGAATAAAGGGGGTTGCGCCCATCGGCGCCGGTATCAAGGGACGCTACGCTTAAACCCTTGACACCGACACCGATGGTCGCTCGTTGGCTGCTCATGCTTCTAAGCCTTCGGCTGTCGAAGTTTCGACGAGTGGGTTAAGAACCACGTCCAGGCATTCAGACAGTTTTATCAAGACATTTTCTAGTTGATCGATCGGAGTTGGTTCCTCCGGTTTTTGCATAATCCGTATCAGGACGATCAGCGCGAGTTGTAGCGCAATAGTCCGATTAAGGATGATTTGATGCTCATAATTAGTGAGCACGCGAGGAGTTCGATTTTCCGTCATAGAATGACCTTTCGAAATATTCGCAGTCTATTTTATAGGCTGCTTGGTTTAGGTCTATTTGGGCCTCATATATATCCTCGCTTGTTAAGTCGGGGACATTGAAATTGGAAGCTTTCGATGGGCTGGACGTTGGTGATTCTTGGGTCAAAGCGCGCAACTGCGTTAGCAGCCCGGCTTGAGTAGGAATACCCTTTAGCTGATCGAACTGGTTCTGTGAACCTTGGATATTTTGGAGCCTCTGGAGCACCGCTTTGCGGAGCACGAGTTTGGGAACTTGGCTCTGGTTGATTGTTGCCGTTATCTGGTTCGTCCAGATCATCGTTTGTAACGTCTTCAACGATAACTCGTTTACTAGAAGCTCTGGAATTTTGGTTCCGAGGTTGCGGCTTTTTTTCACTCGCCATTTGTAGTCGTTCCTTTTTTGAGAGTTGTAGGCTTTAGCAATATATTTTGACATATAGCCCGAGATTGCTAGCGGGCTCTTTGAGACTAGTCCTTTTCCGGTAGCTGGATCAAGAGGCCATCGAAATCCCGCTCTACCGTAAGCATCGTTAGACGAGTATCGGACACCGAGGGGCACGGAATAACCGTAGCGCCAGAATTGCCGGAAATAGGGAAGTTCTCTGTTGACAGGTGATGGAAGACCCACATTAGGGCAACTGACGCCCATAGGCAGGTGACTAAAAGCGTGAAGCACATGCACATGAAGTCGACCCGTTTTCGGGCCGATTTCTGTGACGGCGCAATAGCTGTGGTAGTCTGAGTCTGGTTTGTTTCGTCTTGCACCGGTGATTTCCTTTCTGATGCTAGCGTCGAAGTCTCGGATGTAGTCCACGAATGCCCGAGAACGTTCATTGAATACCTGGCTGATGCAGCCATCGCGGACAGTGAGAGTGTTGAACAGGAAGAACCATCCCTGAGAGGCACGATAGGCCATTTCAGATTGGATGGCGAACTTGTGTCCCGACGCGCGGGCCTGTCGACCAAGGTCATGCATAAGGTCTATTGCCTCCTGTTCTAGTGGAGTTGGCTTGGCTTTGCGATCGAAGTTGACGCCCTCGAATACATAATTGACGACATCTTTAACCGGCCAGCCGAGCCATTTGGGGGTGTTGTATATAAATTGTGTATTATCAAGACGACTGCGATGGATTTTAAGGTCCACAGTAACGTCGAGATAGCGTTGGTGATGGTGGGGCAACAGAAGATCCTCCAGGACTTCTTTTTTGCGGTCGAGGGTTTCTAGCAAGGTCCGACAGCGATTGAACTCAGCGAACCGTTTGTTCACCTGGGCGAATTGTGACACGGAGAGCACTACCACTTTCCTTTTGAAAAGCCTCCAAGGAAGGAACCCACGTTTTTGAGAGCGCCGGCTCCTTTACCAAGCATGCCGGCGAGCTCTAGCATGTCACGACGCGTACCGGCCCATTGATCGGCCGGAAGGTTTTTTATGACGCTCTCGATTTCCGAGCGACGATTGCCTGCTCCGTTTTCTGCGGTGAGTAAGGGCAAGATATTTTTCCATCCGGGTTTGTGTTCGTAGCGCATTACTCCAAGGTCTATGACTTCTGAGGGTGTTAGCTTGCTGATCATTTCTGCGGCTTTTATGCGCATGTCCTGATCTATGGCTTCTGTTTCGGCGCCTGTTTTGTCTGTCTGTGCAAGAGTTTGTAGTTCTTGAGCCGCTGCTACAGCAGTTTGGGCTTCCGGGAGTTTTCCATCATTCGTTTGAATGCCTACCGCCTTAAGCTGAGCATCCGTTTGCATCTTAGCGATAGACTGTTGCGACGAGGCGGCAATCATAGCTGTTTGTTTTTGAGTATCTGCCGCGATCTGCGCGGTGATAAGAGGCAAGAATTGCGACCCTACGTCTGCAGTGGCTCGCTGAGGCGCGCCTGATGTAGGGTTTGGAGCAGAGATTGAAGGAGCTGCGCTTGATCCGAGTCGCTCCCAAGGTGAAGTTCCTGCATATACAGTGTCCATGTATTGTAAGTCAGTTTGAGCTTGAACGGGGGCCATTGTTTGAAGTCTGGTGACTTCTCGGGCTGTGTCTGCTGCATGAGTGGCGTCCTGGTATGTGTTGTAAGCTTCTGCCTGGGCAGGCGCTATGCCAGTAAGAAACTGCGACTGTCTCCGTATTTCACGCGGGTTTACGATATCCGCCATATTTTGATTGTGTTCTACGTCCTCACGACGGACGCGATCTGACGCGCCGCCGAGAAGACCGGAGAGGCCGTTTGAAACGGCCCCCCCTACTGAGTTACCTACATTCTGGAATAAGGCATTGGCGCCCGCTGTTAGCGCTCCTGTCAATAACGACGTAAGAAACCCTGGCATTAGCGCACCGGATCGTAATAACGTAAATTGTTGTCAAGCGCTCTAAATCCGAACCGCACTTGATACGGCGTAATCGTAAGGTTTCCGCCGCTTCCGTTTAATAGTTCGAAGCCAAAAGCGAATTGCGCAAGTGGCTCTTGATTGATCTCGACTACGTAGTGAAAGGCTCTACCGATAAAGCCTGCGGGGGACGCATGGTTTTCGAGACACATAGGGTACA